CCTTATGTCTTCGTAATAAACAACATTTGGTATCTCCAAATCATTTGCAAATCTTTTTGCTTCCGAAGAATATTTGCTACAAACAAAAGTAAGCTTTGCAAATTCTTCTGGATAATATCTTTTAAACCTTTTAAGTTTTATCTTGCTTTTATCGTCAAGATAACCTTTTACTTCTAACCATTCACCAGTTTTTGAGATATAAAAGTCTGGAGTATATCCTTTTGTTCCACGTTTGATTGGAAATGTAAATATCTTTGGCTCAAATTCAAAAACAATTTTATAAGCATTGAAGATTCTGGCAACGTTTGCCTCCCAGTTTGACCTGAGATTCATTGCAAGATCTTCTCTATACCCACTTTTTGTATGCTTGTAGACATTTCCCCTTTGGCTTCTATTTTCCTCTTTTAAAACTTCTTTATCAATCGCTTTTGATAAAATAGATTTAAAATTAGGATGAGATTTCATTTTTGACCTGGAAAAAAAATATTGCTCAGGAGTGGAAATGTGAATTTTCATAGTGCTATCCTTATCGCGTCAAACGTAATAACATTATACTTTATAAAAAAAGTAAAAACAAAAAATACCAACAAAAAATTGCCACCAAGGCAGAAAGATGATAGGGTTACTACTATGAACACACTTACAACAATTACAAACAGCATCAAGCAGACAATCAACGAGACGGTCATTGACGATCTAACCAATATTGGTTTTGATCACAATGAGGCTGTCAAGATGGTAGTCGAGTCGGACTTCGACCTTATCGTCTCGGCAGAGACTGATCCGGTTGCTCAGTTCTAGTTTATACTTAATAAACATTAAAACCCCCTGGTAAATCCAGGGGGTTTTTTTATATATCTTTTTTTATTTTCTTTAATCTAATGGCACCAACACCGACATGCTCCAGATTCTGCGTGATCACAGAAAGAACATATCCTTTCATTTGGCGTTGGTGTAAAGTTATTGTCTTGAACAATTCTTTCTATTCTTTTTACTAAAGTTTGTTTGATAAAATCCAAATCTTCACTTGAATATGTGTGCGACTTTAATCTATTGCTTCTCAAGTAATGCAAAGATGCGGTTATATTCTTTCCAGGAAACATAACGGAAGCTGCTAAAGCGTATATACCTAGCTGAAGATTGGTTGGTACGTCTTTAAAAGCAACTTCTCTTTTACCTGTTTTATAGTCAACTATATGTACACTATCTCCATCGACATCTATTCTGTCGATGAATCCTATTATTGAATAGTTACCTACAACAAAATTAAATCCAACTTCTTTGCCATATACATTGAATATTGTATTCTGATTTAAATCATAAAACTCATCAATAATCTCAGAACCAACAGATATAAGATCTTGAGATATAGCACTGTTTGGATCAAAATGTGTTTTACTTAACTCATAGTGCTCTTTCATTTCAGAAAGAGACAATGGTTTTTTTGAAGAAATAGTATTTTCTAATACTTCATGAACAATGTTTCCCAAAACTGCTGGAGAATTAAACCTTCTGGGCTCTTTCTTAATATAAGAATAAAAATATTTTGTAGCACACATCTCATATGTATCTATCTTTGAATAACTGAACTCACTCAAGGATAGTTTTTGAAAATCGTTTATGTCAGTTATGTTTTTTATTCTTATCGACATTAATTATTTTCTTCATCTTCTCTTGCTTGCTGTATCAAAATGCCATTTTCATCGTACTCTGAACCAGTTTCATCTATAATATGCCCTGTCTTTATGTTTCTATAAAGACCCTCACCAACACATACCCATCCGGTATTACCTATTTCCATATGATCATCTTCAATGTATGGCCACATAATCTTCTCCTACTTTAATATAACAACTTGATAGCTCTTCTAAGTTAATATAGTAATTCAAAACTGAATATAAATCTGTTAGCTCTTTTTTGGTTGCCATAATTCCAACAACTCCACATTGAATAAAATACTTTGCCCCTAAATCGTCAGATAAAGAATCGTATTCTACCAAGCTTATATTATCTTTTATTATTCTTCCGATTTCTTGTCTCATCTTAGTCCTCATCTACTATTGTAATCGGATTCCAATTGGGATCATTTAACTTTTCTCTCATATCATTAACATATGAGTCCCAATCTCTTTCATCTTCAGACTTCTTCTCGTACTTAACTGTACCCTTAAATGGATTAGATTTAAAACGAGTTATAATAACTCTACCTTCCTGAGTTTTCCATCTTAAAACTCCATTCTTACAGTCACAAAAATCATCTGGATGTGGATCTATCTTTCCATAAGGATCATATCTACCCGAACAATCTTTACATTTTGTATATCTACCTTTATCTTGACATCTGTTGCATGAAGAACAGAATGTCCAACATAGTTTTTCAACCGGATTTTTATATGTGCCACTTAAAGTCACTGCATCTCCCTAATCGCTTGTTCTAATTCTTTTCTCATAGAAATTGATGTGGTGTTATTAAACCTAAGTTTAATATTTTTATTATTATCTAGTGCCTCTATGAATACATAAGATCCACCATTTTTCAAACTAATTATATCATTAATTTTATTAATTAACATATCTGTAATAGGCTTACTGGTCTTAAGATAAATAGGTTTACCTCCAGCAAAAGCAGAAAGATCCAATTTTTCACAGGAGTTTAAAATTATCTTTGAAACTGAGTTTTCTTCATCCCCTTCTTTTAGAATTGCTCCAGATAGTTTAACAACTTCCCCATCAATAAAGAATTCATCATCAAACTCTTTTGCTTCTCTAGGAAAGACCACTACTTCTACATCAGATGAAATGTCCTGTATATTAAATCTATACATTCTTGCACCTTTTTTAGTTAGTATTTTTTTAGTGCCAGAAATAATCCCAGCAATAGTTACTCTAGATCCATTATCTAAGTCTGGTATTTCTACAGCTTCATGAGATATAAAATCAGAAAGAAGATCCCATATTCCATCTACTGGATTTTTAGAAACATATATTCCTAATTCTTCTTTTTCTTTTTCCAAGATTGATAACTCTGTTCTTCTACCAAAGTCATCATCCATAATCTGATCTGTTACTTCATCGAAAGCACCAGCATTTATTAGGTGCTCTAAAGTACTCTTTTTTAAAACAGCACTATTAGTTCTTCTAAAAAAGTCGTGCATAGATACGTATGGTTTTTCGACGTCTCTTCCCGATATTATAGCTTCTGAGACTGCATAGCCAATTCCATTAATTGCAGCCAATCCAAATATAATTGTGTCCTTACCAACTACGCTAAAATCTTCTAGTGATTTATTAATAGATGGCGGAAGAACTTTTATATTTCTTTTTCTGCAGTCAGAGAGATATAAAGATTGCTTATCTTTATTACCCACTACAGAACTCATAAGTGCTGCCATGTACTCAACTGTGTAATTAGTTTTTAGATATGCCGTAATATAAGATATCATGGCATAACTAGCAGCATGAGCTCTGTTGAATCCGTAGCCACCAAAGTATTCAATATCAGAATATATTTTATTTGCTTTCTGAGCTGACAAATTAGAATGCTCGATACAACCGTTTACAAACTTGTTTCTGAACATTGCTATTTTATCCATTAGCTTTTTGCCAATTACTTTTCTTAAGTCATCTGCTTCAGCAGAAGAAAAGCCAGCTAATTTTCTAGCAACTCCCAACACATCTTCCTGATAAAGCATGATACCCAATGACGAACCTAGCACTTCTTCTAGCTTTGGATGATCATATTCTACTTTTGATCGACCATGCTTTCTGTCTATATAAAGCTTATCCATTCCAGAACCCATGGGACCTGGTCTGTACAGTGATATTAATGCCATGATGTCTTCTATATTTTGAGGCTGTAATTGAACCATCAATTCGCGCATTCCAGAAGACTCAAGCTGAAAAACGCCTATCGCATTACCCTTACATAATTCATCAAAAACCAGTTTGTCATCTAGAGGAATTTTTTCTACCTCTATTTCTACACCTCTAGTACTTTTAACTAGCTTGACACATTGATCTATAACACCCAAGTTTCTTAAGCCCAGGAAATCTATTTTAAGCAGGCCGCATTGTTCAACTCTGCCCATACCCCATTGAGTAACAATTGGATTATCTACGCCCTTTTGCATTATGGGTAGATAATCCGTTAGTGGACCCTTTGAAATAACTATGCCAGCAGCGTGAATGCCAGTCTGTCTAACAAGACCCTCTAAACTAAATGCTGTATCAATTATTTTTTTAGAATCAGAACTAGAATTGTATTCTTTTTTAAAGTCAACGACTTCCATGCACTCTGAAAGAGACTTGGATATACCCAAAACTGGAGGAGGAACTAACTTTGCTACCTTATCGCCAGATACAAAGTCATACCCTAGAGCTCTAGCAGCGTCTCTTATTGACTGTCTAGCTCCAGTTCTATTAAATGTGCAAATATGTGCAACTTTATCTGTTCCATATTTGTTTCTGGCGTACTCTATAACCTTATCCCTATGTCTATCATCAAAGTCAAGGTCAATATCAGGCATTGATTTTCTGCCTTCGACTAAAAATCTTTCAAATAGTAATCCGAATCTAATTGGATCAAGGTTGGTAATATCGAATGCATATGAAAGAACGCTTCCAGCGGCAGAGCCTCTACCCCAACCAACTCTGATGTCATTAAACTTAGCCCACCTAACAAGATCTGAAACCACCAAGAAGTACTCTGGAAAGCCCATATCTTTCACAACTCTTAGTTCATGATTAGCTCTATCTAAAATATTTTGAGGAAGAGGATCTCCATATTTCTTTTTTAGCCCATCCCAAGCTAATCTCTCGAAGTAATCAGTAGATGATTCCTGAGTTGGAATAGGAAAATTAGGAAAGTGTACTTGACCAAAACTAAGATCTAGATCAACCATATCATTTACAATCATGGTATTTTTCAGCCATTCATCTGAAAAATTTCTTGACATATCGTCATATGACTGTAGGTAAAATGCATCGCCAGAAAAAGAAAATCTGTCTGGCGTATTAATGTTTGAGTTAGTAGCAACACATAGCATTATGTCATGTGCGTGAGCGTCGTGTTGATGAACGTAGTGGCAGTCTCCTGTTGGAACTATTTTAGCTCCAATCTTTTCTGCTATTTCAATAAGTTGGTTTGATATCTTTCTTTGCTCCGTTAAACCATGATCTTGTATTTCGATAAAATAATTTTCTTTTCCGAACTATGTCTTGCATTTTTTTTGCAGCGTTGAGGGCAAAATTAAAGTCATTTCGCAATAATGCTTGCGATACTTCTCCATTTAAACAACCAGAAAGTACGATGATACCCTGACTATGTTCAGCTATTAAATCATGATCTATTCTTGGTTTAACATAATAACCTTCAAGAAAAGATCTTGAAGACATCTTAATAAGGTTATGGTAGCCAACATTATTTTTAGCCAAGATAGTTATATGGTAAGGACCTCTTTGTTCCCACTCATTTTTAGCTGGGCCAGATCTTTCTTCTTCATCTCTATCAAACCTAGTCTTTCTTGCTTGATAAAACTCAGATCCAAGTATTGGTTTAACTCCAGCGGCTTTTCCAGCGTCATAAAAATCTAACCATGAATGTATGTTGCCATGGTCTGTAGTAGCAAGTCCTAACATCCCAAGAGATTTTGCTCTCTCTAAGTATTCAGATACATCCCCATGTCCATCCAGCATAGAGAACACTGTATGGTTATGTAGGTTTGTCCAGTTCTTCAATTGATTCCTCTGTCCCTATCTGACTGATTAAGCGAACGATCTCTTGTTTCTCGATAAGTAATTATAACAACACCACCACAATATTTGCACACCGCAGAAAATCCATTCTGTGCAAACTTGCTGCTGTACATAGCTGCTGTTGGCTGATCTGATTTACACTCAGAACACACGCCTATAACATCATCTGTGTCTTCAACCATTTTTATCCTCTTTCTTTACGCTCTTATACGCAAACCTAATTGGAGAAGGAGAATTTTTTTCAAAAGTTTCTATGTATCTTTCTCCTATTTTTACCCATTTATTCTTATGTTCCAGAGAACATGATCCGCATCCAACACCAGCTGAGTTTGCTCTTTCGCAAGTATAAGGTCGTCCACCAATTCCCATTTGTCTTCTTTTGACCCAATCATTAATATGAGCAGAAGACTTCTCAAAATTATAATCTGAACAATAACTTAATATTTCATGAAGAAACCTAATTGACTCCTCATTATAAGAGAGTATAGAACAAAGAAATAGTCTAGCTTCATGCTCGAGAAACTTTTCAGTTTTAGCTTGATCATAAAGTGTTTGTATTGCCGTACACTTTGTGAGTAGTGTGTTTTTATCAAAAACTTTTTGAGATTCCGCTACATTTTTAAATGCCTTCGATCCATATTGATTAAAGTAAGCCAATGGATCATCTTTTCTTTTTTCATTTTCTTCTGACTCATAGGTATATTGTCTATACCATTCATTTGATTTATAGTCAAAAGATTGGCTTTCAATATCTAAACTCTGTTGGCTAGACGCATATAAAAAAATATCTTTTATATCAGCGTAGAGCATATTGTTATGTCTATGTGGATTTAAAAGAACTTTATAAAGATCTGTAGATTGATGCTTAGAATTTGGATATCTCCACATTCTTCTGAGGTCATAGACACTAAAATCAAGAGTAGATAACTCTAGCTTAGACTTTAAATCAGAAGCAATATATCTAAAAACTTTTGGTAAAGTATTAGAAGGGTTTATGCCCAATGCGACTGGCTCACATTCTATATGAAAACCTTTTTTGCCAGTAAAATATACAAGTATAGATTTCTTCGGTATAAACTGACTTAGGTATCCATATAAAGCTTTGCATTCATTAAATGCAATGTCTATATTATCACTATCCATATCAAAATATAGCGGACCTAATCTTACGGCAGATTCTATATCCTTAGTATTGTAAGCATAAACAGAAGTATAGATTCCTATATTACCATTTTTATCAGCATAAGAATCTAGCTCCGTTGAAGATATAATAACTGGAAGACTATTTACTTTATCTCTAATAACTCTATTGAGAGATGGAACATATCTAGCGACTTCATACAAATTCCATTGAGATAAAAATTTATTATTATATAAATCAATCTTCATATACCTCAATGCTACCACAATCATCTGTAGCAATCCATAGAGTACCCTTAGGATTTTTGAACTCTTCCATATGAGTTCTATAGTAAACAGACTCTTCTATCCAATACTCTGTTTTTTTAATTGTAGTGAATCTTTTTAAAAGTCTTTCGTCTGCATTTTCAATCAACTTGAATATTCCATCTTTCTTTTACTACGTTATCTCCATCAACAACGTAGTGCAGTTTAGAAGCAATGTTATCTGCCATATGCACTATCATATCCATATAGGTAATTGGAACGGTTTCTGGTACTGGCGACCATGGCCCTAGGTGACACCTAACCAATCTCAGGATAGCTTGAACTGCATCTTCAGATAAATAAAGAGTCGAAGACTGTGATTCTGAGGCATATCTCTTGTCATCTTCTTGGCACTTTTTTACAAAACTTCCGACAGTATACGGGTGCATCGGATCGTAGTGAAATGAATCTTCACCTTGTAACTTTATTCCTTTTGTAAGATCATGAAGAATGCATGCAGCTAAAATAACATCAGTATCTTCCCTACCAAGCGAATATGATTCAGACATAATCTTTGCTGCTCTTACGACTCTCTTTGTGTGTAAGACATTGCCTCCAGCGTTATGTTCATCTGATGGATGATACTTGCCGGAGAAGCTAGATGGAATTGTCCAAAAACTAGATGCCCTTATGAGGATAGATCTCACAAAGGATTTTATTGACTCATCAAATATATAATTAATTTCTTCTAATATTGGACTTAATATTTTATCTTCATCTTTTTTTGAAACAGATGGTTTATTGTTTGATAAAATATCATCT